ATATTCCACAAGGGGCTGATATTCAAATCTGGGCTAAGGGTCTCGCCACAACGGGCTCTCCTACCTCAGGTGAAATTTATGTAACTATCGAATACGTTCGATAAAAGAGGGGGCTTCGTGCCCCCTTTTCGGCTAATTTCCGTACTTGGTAAAAGGAAAAAATATGTCTATGAATGTCTGGGTTAAATGTGGTAAAGTTTATAACCTTACTCCCCCCACCACTGGTGCTACTACTACAGGTGCACAACAAATAATTTATAAAGACGCAGTTGATGCGACTTTTCAAGCCTATGGGACTACGACTGCCGGTGCTGGTGCCGCAGTAGTTCTCATTCAAGGCAGTAATATTAACGATGCTAATTCGTTTATTACTCTTGGTACTATTACTCTTACGTTGGGCACTACATTGTCTGCCGATGGTTTTGCGACCAGTGCAGCTTGGAAATATGTCCGAGCAAGTGTTAGTTCCATTTCCGGAACTAATGCCAGCGTTAACGTTTTGATGGGAGTTTAAGATGACTATTTCTGTTGTAAACCCTGCCATTGGTGCAGGTGATCTAGTCACTAAAACAGCTTCTTCTTCTGCTAAAGTGATGGTTAATGCTGATGTGATTTTTAGTGTAGTGGGTGAAGTAGTCATCACTGCTTTGTATTCTGTTTGTGCCACGGCTAACAACGCCACAGCATCTACTTTACAATATTCTGCTACAAACACAGCTACTGCAACGAGTCAAACTATATCAGGTGCAACAACAACACTTGCTTCTGTTGCTATTGGTGTAGCTACTGTTGCTCAATTATCAGCTCTCACGACAGCCCCAACCATTTCAAATGCTTCGGGTGTAGGAATTTCCCCACTAGCTAGTATTCACCTCTCGGGTCCTACAAATATTACTACGGTCATTGGTGTTGGGTCTACGACAGGTACTTGGAAACACTATGTTCAATATGTACCAATCACTGCAGGTTCTTATATCACAGCAGCGTTTTAATTAATAAGGCGTCTAATGCGTAATCATCTATTAACAGGAGATTGGAACGTCCTCTGCGACTCATGCGGCAGAAAGTTCAAAGCTTCTCAGATTAAGAAACGCTGGGACGGCCTTATGGTTTGCTCAGAGGATTATGAACTTCGGCATGAACAGGATTTTCTTCGTGTACAAAAAGAGAAAATCGCTGTTCCCTTTTCTCGTCCTTATCCAGCAGCAGACACTTATACTGGTTATATCTGTTCTATTGTCGAAATTAGGCCTTTGGCAGACGTGGCCACTGCTGATTGTGCAAGGGTAGGTCTCGACCTCCCATATGAAACAGCAGACACAGAATCTCTGTGGATTTACAAAGATCTCCAAGTTGCTATTGCAGGAATTGCTATTGCTGGTTGGTCTATTGCAGGAAAACCATACTCATTATCACCGGAAGCTTAAATGACTACTACTACTTTTATAGATAAACAGACACTCATTCAGGCCGATTGGTTAAATGATGTTAATGCCTCTGCATATTCACAGGGAACTATTACAGCCACTTCAGGACAAACAGTTTTTACTATTCCTTTTACCTGTTCTACAGGTTTGCCTTTGAGTGTATATATCAATGGTGTTAAACAGGCATATGGTGCTAGTTACACCCGCACCTCCTCTACACAAATTACATTCACAGAAGGAGTTCCTGTAGGGGCTCTTGTTGAGTTTACAGGGTGAACGACATGACTCCTAATGTTCTAATAGGAACCTTGTTCCTTGCAAGAGACTTTGCACATGTAACACATTTGTCCACAAAGAGCTATGCTAAACATATGGCCCTTGACACGTTCTACCACGGCATAGTTGTTCTCGCCGACGAGTTCGCGGAGGCTTATCAAGGCAGGCATGGCCTGTTAGGAAGCATCTCCTTGCAATCGGCTAAGAAGACAGCTGATATTGTTTCCTTCTTGGAAGACCAACTCAAGGATATTGAGGCAGGACGCTACGAGATTTGTGAGAAAACAGACTCTCCGTTGCAGAACATCATTGACGAGGTTGTGGGTTTATACCTGTCTACCATTTATAAACTCAAATTCCTTTCATGATTATGCCATCTCTAGAACTTTTAAACTATATTTTACTAGCGGGGGTTGGAGTTCTAGGGTGGTTTGCTCGTGAACTTTGGTCGGCTGTTAAAGACTTACGCATTGACATGATTACTCTTAAAGATTATGTTGCTCAAAACTACACACGTAAAGATGATTTCCGTGAATTTCGTTCTGAGATTCTGGGCTTCTTACAACGTATTGAAACAAAACTAGATGGAAAGCAGGACCGATAATGACAAGTAAAACTTTTGTAACGGGCACTACTATTGACTCTGCTTGGCTCAATGATGTCAATAGTGCTACTTATAATGGTGGTGCTGTATACACTCCGGCAGGAACGGGAAGCGTTCCGACCACAGTCCAAGACAAGCTGCGGGAGAGTGTGAGTGTGCTGGACTTTGGGGCTGTTGGGGATGGCGTGACTGATGACACGGTAGCGATTCAAGCTGCAATTGACTACTGCTTAGCAAATGGTCGGGCGTTGTTCATCCCGACGGGTAAATATCGCCTGACCGCACAGGTTAATATTGATCTGTATAGCGCGGTGTTTGAACGTGGACTAGTCATGCACGGAGAAGGTTGGGGCAGTAGATTTCTTATTGACCACACAGGCACCGGGTTTTCAGTCACATGCTCCCCCAGCTTTGGTATTTACCAAGCTGAGTTTCACAACTTATATTTCACGGACGGCACAGCAAGCCCAGCAAAGATCATCCACAACAACGGTGCTATTAATACGCTACTGCAAAGTTGCATTTTTCATAATTCAACAGTTACTACGGGTTGCGTGGTAAATGATAATGCTTATGGGTTGCGTCTGAAGGATTGCGGTTTTCACAGTATTGTGGGTACTGGCGTTCTATACGCGCAAGTGGCCAACCTCTCCACTTACAGCTATGTGAACGCGATAGAAAGTTGTGACTTCTCCACCTGTTCTGTTGGCATAACCCTCCAAGGGTGCAACGTATTACAAGTTTCTAATACGGTGATACAGGAATGCGATATTGGGGTATATGCGGAGCCGGTTGGAACACTAACTACTGCTTTCAATATGTCGTTTGACTGCTGCTGGTTTGAACGTAACGTAACTGCTGATTTGCAGCTTAACTCTGACGCTACTTACTGGTGTGAAGCTAATCTCAAGAATTGTCAATTCAGTGGTATTGACCCTATTTATCAGTGCCATATAGACCTCTATGCAAAATCTAAGATCACTCTCGATGGGTGTATTGCTGCTGGAAACACCGTCATTGTGACTGGAAATTCTGGTGCATCAGTCACATCAATTCGATCCACAGGTTTCACACAATCAGGTTCTTTCGCTTGGACAGAACTGCAAGCAGGTGGGCGCTTGATTACGCCTTACACGCAGGTAGATGCCTCATTTAATCAGTTGGTTGGAACTACTGTCACGCTGGGCGAAGTTGCTAATACGAAAGCATCTGTGGCCGGACTCTTCAGGACAGAAGCTGGAACTAATCCGAATCCTGCTAGTGGTGCCACGGTGACACTTGTTGCCATACCTAATCTTGGATCAAGTACTTGGCTTGTGTCAGCAGTGGTTATCGCGGGAAATGATCCGGCAGCAACTTCCTGCGTTGGAATTCTTACCGTACAACAAACAACAGCGGTCTATACCTCTTTGAAAACTGCTACAGGTTTGACTGTATCAGTTAGTGCTTTGAATCTGCAAGGAAATCAAACCACTGGCGGTCCTAATTCAATTGGCTGGTCTGTGACAAGACTGTTCTGATATGACTGATAAAAAGATCTCAGCCTTAACAGGCGCAACAACCCCGTTAGCAGGGACAGAAGTATTGCCCCTTGTTCAAAGTGGCTCCACTGTTAAAGTTGCCGTGTCTGATCTAACCGCAGGTAGAACCGTTGCAGCTTCTAATGTAGTTGTAACATCACAAGTATCTGCTGGAACTGCTTCTCCCGCCGCAGGAGTAGTCCTAACTTTGCAAGAGTCAGCATCGCTTAGCGGTGCTTTGCAAATGGCAAACAGAAACAGCACACAGTCATGGAAACTTGCTGTTGATGCTGCCGCTGTTGATGATAAGTTGCTTGCAATTATTGATGCTTCTGGCGGGCAAGTTATTGGCACCTTTAATCCAGCTACAGGGGAATTTATAGTATCCCTTGGGAATATTAAATTCGGTACAGCCGCCAAAGGCATCAACTTCACCGCCAACACCCCCGCAGCAGGGATGACGAGTCAACTGCTGAACTGGTATGAGGAGGGGACTTGGACTCCTAACCAAGGAGCTGGACTTACTGTTGTCGGGGGTCTAACAGCTACGGGTACATATACGCGGATAGGCAGGCTTGTTACGGTAACTGCAAAATATGTTGCCGGGACTTCTTTAACTATCGGCGCTGCTGGAGTAGTTAGTACAAATCTTCCGTTTACAGCCCTTACAGAGTCTGTGGGGTCAATCACGACAAATGATGTTTCAGTAAATGGTAGTGTTGTTATTGGCGGGTCTGGTACCACTGTTTATAACGCTGCCACGATAACAGCTAAGGCTCAGATGTTTTTTACTTTAACCTATCCAATTTAAGGAATCAAGATGAGTCTTACTAAAGTTTCCTATTCAATGATTCAAGGTGCGCCAGTTAACGCCTTGGATTATGGGGCTTCTCCAAGTGCATCGGCTGCTGTAAACACGGTTGCTATTCAAGCTGCTTTAAACTCAGGGGCACTACAAGTTTATCTTCCCGCAGGTACTTATTCAATTTCTGCTGTACTAACAGTGCCTACATATGTCGAATTTTTTGGGGCTGGTCAACAAGCCACAATCATTCAGCAAACAGTTGCGGGACAAGGTGGGGTTTCTGTCACTTCTACGTCTTACTCAAAAATTCGAGGAATGACTGTAACAAGCAATGCAGTCACTCCAACGCAATCTGGGCTTTACTTTAGTGGTTGCGGTAACGCTATAGTTAGTGACGTACTAGTATCTTCATTTAGCAAGGGCATTGAAATCCTTGCCTCTCAAGTACAGATTCAACGTGCTTATGTCACGACCTGTACTTCTCACGGTATTCACCTTAGGTCTACAGGTACGGCTGGGGTTGACGTAGAAATTGTTGACTCATCTTCACAGGCAAATACAGGAGATGGTCTTCGTATTTCAGGGCTACAAAGTGGTCACTATATCAAGACCCTGCAAACTTCCTTAAACGGTGGTTCGGGCTTGTACATGGAGACTGATGCAACGGGCTCTCCTTCTGATATTCATTTCATCCAGTTAATTTCTGATACAAACTCCGTTCATGGCATCTTTGTTGGTTCTACAGTTAACTCCATTCGGTTTGTTGATTGCTGGAGTGCCAACAGAGGCTCCGGGTATAACTGGAGGGTTGAGGGGACTGATATAAGTATTATTGGAGGGAAGGTTCGTTCCTGTTATGGGCATGGTATTCAATTTATTACAGGCACAAGAGGGGTTGTTACAGGCACTGTCATTGAGTCCGCAAGTCAAGATGGCATAGATACTTATGATGGGCTTAATATTGCCTCGACTAATGTTTCAGTGACAGGTGTGTCTACGTTTGATGGAAATAATAAGATGCGGTACGGCATCAAACTGGAAGTAGGAGCATCTAATGTTTCAGTAGTAGGGGGAAATGTATCTGGACATTTAGGGAATGTACTTGATTCTTCTGGTGTAACTACAAACAGCTTTGTAGGTGTTACCGGAATCCCAAATAGCGTACCTCAGATATCTACTGCGGCTGGCCTTGTAAGCACAACCTCTGGTGTTGCCGCAACATTGTTTACTATTGCAAATGTTGCAGGGTTATATCAAGTATTCGCCTATGCCCTTGCTACGGGGTCGAGTGCTAATTGGTGTGCTTCCGCTACGGTGGTTTGTAATGCTGACGGGACACTGAAGATTACAGCAATCAATGGAGGTAATTTAACTTTGACTGCTTCGGGAATGAATATCCAAGCTACGCAAGCAGTTGGTATTGTTGGGATTAGCTATTCCTACTTGAAGATCGTTTAATATGATCCTCTACCTCCTAATCCTCCTGCAAGTCCTCGACATTGCATCCACGATAGTAGCCTTGCGTAATCCAAAGCTGAAGGAAGGCAATGGGTTACTCAAGCCGTTGATGGATAGGTTTGGGGCGTTGCCTGTGCTGGTGGGGATGAAGCTAGGGTTTATTGGGCTGCTGGTCTGGGACGCTCCACTCATCATGGTTGAGGTACTCTACCTGCTAATCGCTTTCTACGTGTGGGTTGTCTGGAATAATATTAAGCTGATTCGTAATTCATAAAGGAATGATATGGCTCTTGATCCGGTAACAGCTCTGTTGGACATTGGTGGGAAGGTAATTGACCGTCTCTGGCCCGATCCAGCACAAGCAGCTCTTGCTAAAGTAGAGCTGTATAAGATGCAGCAAACAGGTGAGCTTGCTCAGCTTGCAGCAGACACAGACATTGCTAAGGGACAGCTTGAGGTTAATGCTGCGGAAGCTGCAAGTGGTAACACCTATGCTTCTAGCTGGCGTCCTACAGTGGGTTACACCTGTGTGGCGGGGCTAGGCTACACCTTCTTGCTTCAGCCTCTCCTACCGTGGTTTGCGGCCCTTCTAGGGGCCTCTGTACCCCCTCTGCCTATGCTAGACACCAATGTTCTAATGACATTGCTTTTAGGCATGTTAGGGATTGGTGGAATGCGCTCTTTCGATAAAAAACAAGGAAAATAAATATGTCTACATCAGGCACTACAGTTTGGTCCCTACAGCGGGACGCGGTGATTAACGGAGCTTTGCGTAAACTGGCTGTTCTGTCTGGTGGCAGCTCTCCTGCTGCTTATGAGGTTTCTAATGCAGCAGAAACTCTTAACGCAATGATTAAGGGATTTCAAGCAGATGGAATGCCTGTTTGGGCCATTAAGAAATATTCCTTTACCCTCACCTCTGGCACGTCCGTGTATAACATTGGCAATAGCCAAACGCTCAATACACCGATGCCGTTGAAGGTTTTACAGGCCTACCGCAATCAAACAAACAGTGTGAATGTTCCAATGAACATCTACACAAATTATAATTTTAATCTCCTGCCTTTGACAACTTCATCTGGTGTACCAATTAATTTGTACTACCAGCCATTGTCTACTAGCGGGGTGATTAATCTCTGGCCCACTCCTAACGACTCCACAACCACAATTACATTGGTTTATCAACGTCCTTTTGAAGACATGAATGCTTCTACGGATGATTTTGATTTTCCGGCATATTGGACAGAGGCTTTGATTTATGGACTGGCTTGGAGGCTTTCTCCTGAATATGGAGTTCCTCTGCAAGACCGTGCCTCGCTGATGAAGGAAGCTGAATTTTTCCATCAACAAGCGTTGGCCTATGGACAAGAAGAAGGCAGTGTGTACATGATGCCTGATTGGGCAGGGAAGCACTAATGGCTTACACTCCCAATCCTGCCCTTAATACCTATTCCACAAAGAGGATAGGACTAGCTGTCAACCCACAACAACGTAGTGGTCTTACTCCTGAAAAGGATGCACGGCTGGTTAATGTGATGGTTGAGATGTTGGGAAGCCCTTCCACAGAGGGCAAACAATTTGTCCTTAAGAGCCGTCCCGGATTGTCTGCTGCTTACACTGTGAATGCAGGAGAGGCACGTGGGCTCTACAACTGGTTGTTTAACGGAGTTCATTATGTGTTCTCTGTTGTAGCTGACAAGGTTTATGTGAATGGGGTTTCGGTTTTAACACTTACAACCTCTACAGGTCTTGTAGGCTTTGCTGAACATGTCTCTGATGTAGCAACTACAACTCTTGTTCTTGTGGACGGTGTTAAGGGGTATGTGTTTACAGATTCCACAACCTCTGCTGAAATTGTAGCTGTGGACTTCCCCACTCCTCATGTACCCTTCCCCATCTTCCTTGATGGCTACATCTTCCTTGCTAAAGCTGGCTCACAGGATGTTTACAATAGTAACCTAAATGATCCCACTCTGTGGACTGCTGGGGAATATTTCTCTGCAGAGATGTATCCAGATAAAATTGTAGCGTTGTCTAAGAACAACAACTACATTTACGCCATTGGTTCTAACAGCATTGAGTTTCTCTATGACGCTGCAGAAGCTACAGGCAGTCCTCTAGGACGCCATACCTCCGCTGTACAGCAGTATGGCTGCGCTGCACCGGGCACAGTGGTGCCAACAGATAAAGAAGTGTTCATGGTTGGACAGACAGCTTCTGGTGGATTCTCTGTTTGGTCATGTGAGGGGTTTAAAGAGAAAGAGATTTCCATTCCTGCTGTACGTAATGCTTTGTTCACAGAGGGGGCGTCTCTTGTAGACGCAACGGCATACTCCATTCGTGTAGCAAGTCAGAAGTTTTATGTCATCTGCTTGTCCACTCGTACTTTGGTGTATAGCCTTGATACCCAAATGTGGAGTGAGTGGTCTTCTGGTGCCACTGGTGCTATAGCTTTTGTAGGAACATTTGCAGCAGATGGTCCTGATGGCAAGCCTTATCTCTTGCACACTAACGGAACATCTGTTTATACAATGAGTGAGAATGTTTTCACGGATGCAGGAACAGCTTTCCGCTGTGAAATTGTAACAGAGAAGCAGGACTTCGACACGATCAACCGTAAATTCATGCATCGTCTGTCTATCATTGGGGACGTGCCTGACAGCACAGGAGTAGATAATAGTGTTTCAATCGAATGGTCAGATGACGACTACACTACTTGGTCAACTGCAAGAACTCTCACATTCAATTATGACTTTCCTGTCATGGGTCAACTTGGGACGTTTCGTAGACGAGCTTTCAGGCTTCGCTACAGCTCTCCCCATTTGATTCGTTTCATGGGACTGGAAGTTGACATAAATAAAGGACAACAGTAATGGCTCTTAAACCTCCTCCACCTCCTACCAAAAGTGAGCCGGGGAGCTTTGCATGGATGGACTGGTATCGTTCTCTGTATGATTTCATTACTGCTACAGCCACTATTGCGTGGAATCAGATTAACTTCGCAGGGTCCAATCTTGCTGATTTAGCAACACGTTTGCATAGCTCTTTACAGGGAGTTCTTGGTACAGGACAATATCACATTTCTGCTACAGAAGCTACAGATGTGGCAAACCTCTCTGCTGGTGTTATTACCGATGTCAATTACATCACCTTTGATACCACCCCCACAGGGGTTCCCACAACAACTCCGGGAACTCTGTTCTATGATTCTGCTGATGGAAATCAAACCCTCAGTCTTGTCATGGGCAACGGGACTACCACACAGCAGATAGGCGAAGAGCAATTCTACAGGATTAAGGCTTCCTCTGCTATTACCAACGGACAGGTCATCATGTTTACAGGCTCTGTGGGAGCCTCTGGTGGCCTCACAGGCGCTCCTGCTACGGGTCTTCTTGCTAACACAGCCTCCTACGTTATGGGCGTGGCTACAGAAGACATTGCCCTTAACGGGTGGGGCTATGTAACTAGTTTTGGTCTTGTACGAGGAATCAATACAACAGGCGGGGCTGAGGCTTGGGTAGATGGACAGATTCTGTACATGAACCCTGCTGTTGCTGGTGGTTTAACTAAAACTCTTCCAGTAGCTCCTAACCCCAAGGTTATTGTTGCAGCTGTTACACATGCAGCTTCAAATGGTAGTTTGTTCATACGGCCTACCTTTGGTGGAAAGCTTGGTGATTATGAGGGTGATGTACAAATCACTTCACCTGCTGCCTATCAAGTGTTACAGAGAGATAGTGGGAATACTAAATGGCAGAACACATCTGACCTCGCCCTTGATGGCTTTCTAACACTCCCTAAAACTGCCGGGTATGGGATTAAAGTAGATACAGCCACTCCTACTTTTGGGTGGCGTGACTTGCTTGGTCGAGTCTCTATTCGGGCGGTTGGGGCAAACGATCCAACACTGAGTGTCTATCGAGGAACTACAAGGCAGTTTCAATTTAGCAATGCGGTGATGAATGAATCGTTCATCGAGTCTCACCTACCGCATGATTATGTGCTTGGGTCCGACTTGTACATTCACGTCCATTGGTCACAAATTGTTGTAGACACGGGAGGTACCGCAGGGGCACCCGGTATTTCCAAGTGGTCCTTCGAGGCTACATACGCCAAGGGACATAATCAGGCTGCCTTTGGAGCACCTATAACAACTTTTGTTACACAGACAGCCTCAGGAACTCAGTATCAACATATGATTGCAGAGGTTCAGCTGTCCTCCTCTACACCATCTGCATCACTGCTGGATTCAGATGATATGGAGCCTGATGGGATTATCATTATACGGGTTTACCGTGATCCAGCAGATGTGGCAGACACTCTGAATCAGGCACCCTTTCTCCACTTCATCGACGTTCATTACCAATCGACGAACATGGCTACCAAGAACAAAGCTCCAAATTTTAATGCGTAACGGGACCACTTAAAGGAAATAATATGGGTGACGAAACAAATGATATGCCTGATGTGGGCACTCTCGGTGGCACACTAACAGATCAATATGGAGAGAACAGCGCCACTATGGGGGGCTTTACCTCTCCTGAACAAAGTGATGCCAACATGGGGGTGAATGACAATTCATGGGGGTATGACTTCAGTGCTGCAGACATGAACACTCCTAATGATTGGAGCCTTGGTCAGCTGTTTGGCTATGAGCAGCAACAAGGCCTTCCCACCAATCAAGGACAGTTTGCAGGAAATGAAAGCTCTTATGGCTTCTCTGATTTTGCTTCCTCTCCTTTTGGTAAGGGCTTGCGGGGCTTGCTAGGCATGACTCCTTTCGGGAAGATGGCTAACATTGGTCTTGACATGGCACAAGGAAAGCCTGTGTCTC